GCAAAAAAATACCCTGCCCAAAGATTGGACAGGGTATAGTTTTTGCTGAAGTTTATCCTACGGTTCCCGTATTTAGCTTAACTGTGGAAGAATCCACATAAGCTTGTCTATCACTTCCACCAGTTTTGGCGGTCATGGTTTTTGCAGATATTTTAGCATTAAGAACTGCAACTGATCCAGGATTTTCTGGTCCTGTATAGTATCCCGAACTTGTACCTACTATTAGTTGTAGACTTTCCCCATATATTCCGACAGCTCCGTCGCTTCCTGCGGAAGTACTACTTCCATTAGGGGTATACAAAGTACCGTAAGCTCCTGCAAATAACTTTACATTAACATAAGTATCTGCCGTTATTGGCCCACTGAAGTTAATAATCGCACTTATTGGGTCTCCTGCATTATATTCCCCTGAAACTGGTACTACAGAGGTAATTGTTGGTGCTGCTGCACCTACCGTAAATGCAGGTATTGAAAAACTAAAAGACTTCCCAATACTTAGGCTAATAGTAACATCCTGTGATGCAACAGTGGCTGTAGGTGTAGTTATAGTAATGGTAATATACTTTGTTTCAGTATTGCCACTAATAGTAAAGCTGCTAGGGCTTACACTAGCTCTTGCAGCTCCAGTTCCACTAACGCTTACGGTAACTGCTACCCCGTTAGCGTTACTTGAACTTAGATAAAAGTTAGATTGTACTCCATTATTTAAAGAACTAGGAGTATTGCCAAGTGAATAACTTGGTGCTACATATCCACAAGTACTACTATTAGTTGCTACAACATTGGGGGTTGTTCCTCCTGTACCGTTAGCTTTATCTTGGTAAAGAGTATACTGATTAGCCCCAGTACCACAATACTGACTACCAACATTAGTACCGGCTGCTAGATAAACTGGTATGCTGACTAATTTAGAAGTCGAGTACCCATTACTAGATGTACCAAGTATAGTAAAGCTATAGGTTGCTGCAGTTGTAGGGGTGCCGCTGAGCGTGTAAGTATTATAATAAGGTGCACTAGTAACCCCATTTTTAGTTAGTGTAAGGCCGGCCGGTATAGTACCACTGCTACTCCAATTTGTTGGAAAAGTACTTCCATTTACAGATAGTGTAAAATTAGCTGTAAATGCAGTGCCTACAGTTCCATAAGTGCTACCAGTTTGATTAATTATTACAGATGCTTGAGAGGTATCACTAATCGCCACCATTTTGGTAGCTAATCCATTATTTAAAGTAATAGTGAAATACTCTGTGCCTTCTGTTTTAATATCTGCTTTTATTGAAAAAACCCTACTACCGCCATTGCTAAAACTGCCAGTTAAACTTGTATTTGCTCCACTTAAGTCTGTAGAATCTATACCTGTAACTGTATATCCAAAACTTCCTGTTTGATTAGTAGTAAAACTAATAGTTAAATCCGTGCCCTCATCTGTACTTGTTGGCGATGCTGTAAATAAGTAAGATGCTGCAACATATCCACAGGTAGTACTATTGTTAGTATCATCATTAGTCGTACCTCCTAAACCGTCAGCACGTACTTGGCGTAAAGTATATGGCGAAGTTCCGTATGCTAAACAATATGGGCTTCCTATTGCAGTGCCCGCTGGAAGTATATCTTTAACGGTAATGTTAGTAGAATAGTCTATTATACCGTTTGCCCTACTACGTCTAAGTTGCAAGGTTACAACAGTATCTGCAGTAACTGCGGAAGTATTCCAATATATAGTAGTAGTAAAATCATTACTACTTATGGATATAGATGGGGTTTGACAAGTAACAATAGTTGAGGAAGCTGTAGGAATATATGTGTATCCTTGACTATTTACTACTCTAATAGTAGTAGCATAGTTATTAGTGCTTTCATTCCAGGTAGTTGAAACAGGAGTAATACCACTTGGATTACTGGTACTAGTATCACCAATACTAATATTGTTACTGTAGTAATATGTACCATTAATATATGCGGCCAGTCTAAAATACTCCATACCTTCTGCTGTATAGTCAGCTGGTACAGAATAGTTGACTGTAACAGAGTCTGCAGCATCGCTAGCCCCAACCGTAAAATCTGTAGTAGTTAACGTAACATCGGCGGATCCGTCTAGTACTGTTCCAAGTGGGCTAGCAACATAGAATGAAAAAGAAACTCCTGCAGCTTCACTGTAATTAAAAGACAAAGAACTAGAGGTTCCCTCATTTATTGAATTAGGAGTAGTATCCCAAGTGTACTGAGCATTAGCGTCTGTTATTGTTATTGTTTTTTGTTTTACGACATTACCAGTAGCAGAGCCTGTTCTAAGATATAATATCACATCTGTGTTACCAGTAACTGCACCTGCGACAAAATAAGTATTTTGTGAATAAGTATTACTATCTGCTGTCCATGAAATAGCATAAGGTATTTTTACAGATGCAAGCGTTGAGTTGCTAGTGGTAAGATATAATGTAGTACCACTAACGTTATCTGCAGAAATAGTTATAAGATTAGACTGTGAGCCCTCTGTCCAATTATCGGCTGTAGTAATAGAGTAGCTTGCACCCTTACTAGTATCATTTATAGTAATACTATCACTAGTTATTACTTGTGTGCCAATAGTGGCTTTTATACTAAAAGTTTCTGAACCTTCATTCGTACTGAGATCGTTACTAGTTGAATAGCTTACTGCGACAAAAGAAGCAGTATTAGTATTTCCAACCGTATGAGTAGTAGTATTTAAAGTAACATCTGCAGATGTAGTAGTACCATGAACTATTTCAAACGTAACAGTTTGATTAGCAGCATTGCTAAAATTAAATTGTAGCGACCCTGTTGAATTTTCATTTATAGAGGACGGAGTTGCCCAGCTATATTGACCAGATTTACTAGTATCATTAATAGGAATACTAATACTGGTAGGTATTCCATTTAAAGTAAGTAAAAAAGTTTCTGCAGTTTCTGTTGTAGTATCTGCTTTAATGCTAAATTGTGCAGTAGCCGTGTTATTTTGTACTGAGAAATTACCTGTTAAACTACCGCTGTTTAAATCATCTGTAGTAATACCTGTAACCGTATATGGAACAAATGTACCATTTGGAACCAGTGTAGTTGTAAGTGTTACTACAAGAGTTACGCCTTCATCAACCGGATTATAGTTTGCACTTAAGCTATACGTAGGATTTGATCCGCCGCCAGTACTTGCGCCAGACGCTTGATATAGATCTCCATCTGCCGCAATAATGGTAAGATTATTAAAAGTTCCTGCTGGAAATGTTGCAAATGTTCCTATAGAGGCGTCTAAAGTATCAAATGAAGTAGACATAGTTCTAGTATCTATGTACTGCCCTCTACGTTTATAAACTACATCAAATACTTTATAATCTGTGAAGCCAAAACCATTATCACCTGCAAACATTAAAGCCGTCTTAGGCAATAAATATATAGGATTACTAATTGTTATTCCTAGATATAATGAAGAGGTCGTTTCTCCTTGGGGTATAGTATAGTTATTACTTACACTAATAGGCACTAATTGAATAAAATTACTATCAAATGTTTTTACATTTGAAGAGTTGTACATTCTTAGTGCAGGACCTGTGGAACTCATTAAATTAACGCCAGCAGCATTAACTGTAAATACATATGCTGTTGGTAAGGAGTACGATACAGGAGTTCCTTGTGAATTTGCGTAAACTGAACAATTAAAACTTAAATTGTTTTCGGCTGTGGAGGTTGTGAACTGATACCATACATCTTTCTCTGCTTGACCTGGCGTCATTGAGTCTGGTATTGCCCATAATACTATATAACTGCCGGCACCTTTAGCTATATATGCTGTACTATAGTCTCTACGTATATAATTTGGATGTACTTGCGAATAAGAAGGCCCCGCTTCTTGAAAAAATGGAGTAGAATTAAATTCCATTTTCTGTACAAAAGTCGGATTTACAAACTCACTATCAACTAGTAGTTCTGACGAGTCATTAATAATTCTGAGACCGTATGCCATTATATGCCTTATTTAACAAAAATATATAAGCCAGTAGTGTCATAGTAAAAATCTGGGTTAGACACTCCATAATCTGCTGGCTGATATACATTTTTGAACCATTTAATAAAAGGGACGCCCTCTAAAACCCCTTTAGACCACTCATGTAATCCTGGACGTAGTTGAATAGGCACTATTGTTCTTCCCACATATTCTGGAAAATCATAGTAATAGTAACTATAGGTAGGTCTAGTAGGTATAGGCTCACTTCTTGTGGCTATTGTACCTTCATTATCTAGAGCAATAAATTTTCCATAGACAGCGCTTGGAGTAGAATTTTGTAGAACTACTGTAGTGCCGTCTGCTTTATACGTAATTAATCCATATGCCATTAACTTAAATCTCCTAACACAACACGACGAACACTAGTACCGCTGCCATTATCTGCCCATACTTCTATTTTATTATCATATAAGCGAATTCTGTTATTAGAAGTCGTTTGTCCAATACTTAACCGATCAGCACTAATAGCACCAGTTGTAATATTTCCGCCGTTAATACCCGTTGAGATTCTGGCTCCATTAACGTTAGCAGTTCCACTGTTAATATCACTAGCTGCTGCTCCGACTTGTAAGTAACCCGTTAGATTTAAACGAGCAGCATTAATAGTTCCGGTAGTAATTCTGGCCCCATCAATTTGCGTAGTACCACCTGTGCCTACAGAAGTAGCTGTTAGTACTCCGCTTAAATCTAGTCGATTGGCGGCAATAGTACCTGTTGTAATCTTTCCACCATCAATAACTGTAGTATTAGCTACTAAACTATTAGCAAAAGTAGATGAGTTAGCAGTTGTAGTGTCTAGTTTATTAGCAACACTAGCTGCTGTTGCTAGTGGAGTAGATCCGCTGGCATAGTTACTAAATGTTACTATGCCATCAAAAGTAATGCTAGTACTATTTGCACTTACAGTTGCGTTGCCTGTTGCTGCTCCATAACTAGGCTCTATAACTACAAACCTACAAACCCAGCCTTTTAAGCTAGTATTGGTAGTACTTGCGCTGATTGGTGTGTATCCCCAGCCAGCAGTTAGTGTAGCAAATTGCCCAGTAGTAAAATTATAATTTGTTGCCGTAGGTGTGCCAGGATCTGTGGCAACTGCTGTTTGGTAGTATAAGTATCCGTTGGCAGTTCTTGGGCCTCGTACTCCATCAGAAATTAACGGAATAGTTGTAGAGGAAGTAATAGACTCTGCAGCGCCTGATAGATCTAATCCAGATACAACACAACTATATGTGTGTGTTGTGGAACCGTCTTGATAGTCACTGGCTGGTACTGTATAGCTAAAATTTGTAGCTCCGCTAATATTTACACCGTCTTTTTTCCATTGAAAAGTTGGCTGTGGTGTGCTTTTAAAGTTAGAATAGCCTGTTTCAATTATAATACCTGTAGAGGGATATACTGTACCATCTATGTCTTTTCTAAAAGTAGAGCCATAATTACTAATATAGAAAGTTGGTGGCGAAAATGCTTCTGCCACAACTACCGGTGTAGCGGTTAATTGATTAGATACTGTATATACTTCTTCTTCGATATCGCTGATAAAAGCATATTTTACATAATAAGGTGTACCAGATACTAGCTCTGTACCATCAGTTAATTTTGGAATAATTATAGATAAACTTAATCCGTCAAATACCTTGTTGGCATCTGACGGAGTAAATCCTGATGTACTTGAACACCATACTTTTACCTTTACTAGATCATCCCTTATGTCCGATGTTCTAATCGTATCATAAGGCTGATCTAACTTTAATATAACTGAATTTACGCCTGCGGATAAAGTTGCTGCCATGGTTATCCTTTAAACAATGGTTTTAATTTTAATCATAGCATACGAACTTGTCTGACTATAATTGCCGGTTTTGTCTAGTATTCTACACTCTACCTTGTAGTCGATTCCTGCTTCCGAAATACGTGGTGTAGGTACAGTCGATAAATCTAGCTTACCTTGTCCCTGACTTTGTACTTCTGGAATTATTGGTGCAGTGTCCCATAAGTCTGTAGTAGAGGTGCTTTTGTACAGTCTATACGCATACGCTTTAAAGTCTTTTGGCTGGTCAACAATTACTGGATCTACTACAATATAAGTAGTTTCTAAATCTATTGCAAGTGTTGGTGACTCATTAAAGTTTCTATTCTTACCATCGTTATTGAAGGCAAAATCTTCTGACCACGGACCACAAATTGTACGATCACCATTTGTGTATCGTGCGCGTACTTTGTAGTTTTTGTCAGAAACCAAATTCACAAATTCAAAAGTACTATTGTTCTTGTCTGTGTCATATAACGTACCAGGATTGCTATCCCAAGCAGATACGTCTCCGTCAAGTACATCAAACTGTACCTTGGAGGCAACGGCTGGTAAATCTTGTGGATTTGTAAATGCCACAACTGCCTTGTTCTGATAGCTACCTGGTGCAACTTGATTACTCTGAACACTATTACTAGTAATGCTAGTAATAATAGGTGATTTTGTAATAGTTGTTTTAACAATGGCAATATTACTAAGAGATGTTTTAGGGTTAAACGTTAACAAATCTGTTAAGTCAGCTGTATAAATATCAGCAGAATAATCAACCAAAGTTAGTCTTGCGCTGTATTCATTACTAGGTTCAATGGCGGTTACAATACATTCTTGAGTGCTGACGTTTGCCAAACCCAGTAAAAACAGATTATCGGTTTTTACGCCATCAGCGCTTAATATCTCTGGTACTGTAATGGTATTAGTATACCCAGTTGTTCCAGTATAACGGAAGTTTCTGGTTACGCTGCCACTACCAGGAGTACTAGTTATATTATTTGTACGAATAAGAATAGTATAGTCGGTGTTGTTAGTAAGCAAGACTGGTTCTGTTAACGTCAGCGTAGTACCAGTTACGGTATCGCCAACCCCAGGACCTAATCGCCCACTGCCAATTCCCCACTGTGGAACACTGTGACTGATTTTTACCTTATCACCACGAGTACATACCAAGTGCTCAAAGTCTACATTAATTGTGTAAATCTCAGGACGCAGTTTTAACTGTGCAAAATGCCATCTCGCTAAACGAGTAGCTTGATCTGCGTTTGTAACTCCTGGCAAACTCAGCTGTTCAAATAAGGTAGCGCCTGTTTTACCGCCTTCTGTTGCTGGTCCGTATCCGTAATTATACACAATGATTTCATTAGTTTGATAAGCTAAGTCTTCATCACTAATGGTAATGCGAAAAGCGTGCGGTAATACTGGCAAGATTTTGGTAGCTTCAAAGCCCCAGCTGTTGTGCTCAGTAAAGTGCTGTACAGTATGTGTACGCTCAGTGTCAATTACTACACCCCACTTGCCGTCAATATAACTTGGACTGGCTTTACCAGCGGCACAAATATCTCGTAAGGTATCCATAACACTTTGCGTGTTACTTAAAACAGTGTTATAAGTATACTTGGGAGCGTATATTGCAGTACCAGTACCGGCTGCACCACCAGTGACTTTTACTTCGAAAGAATCGCCAATGTTATAAACTGCACCAGTAGTTCCTGCTAGAGTATTCCAAGATGCTTGTGTGGTTGTGCCAAGAGTTTTAATCTTGTAGTATCTGCCCTTTTGCAAGCTAGGAGTCGCTACAATTTGTGGTATAGGATTACAGAAGTTGTGCCAAGCTGTTAAGCTTGTTAAGTCTAGTTCTGAAGGAGTAACTCGAAAAGCGTTTGCAGGATGCATTAATACATATGCAAACAAACTAGCTGGATTGTTGGTTGCACGTAAGTTTTCCCAACTACCTGTGGTTCTGTCATAGTCCCACGTAATTGTTTGTACCAGTGCATTAATGCCGTCAATCTGGCCGTTTACTTTATTACTGCTTTGAACTCGAACACCTGTTTTTGCCAAGTAACATCCAGGTGGATTTACCATAGGCAGTTTCTGGCTATCGTATGCAGTAACGTTTGCTAGTATTGCTTTGTGAAATTTCTTTTGATCTGCTTCGTCTTCGGTTTCGTCTGAGTTTGTACGACGAACGCGTACTTGCCACCTACCGCGAGGTAAGTTTTCAACCGAGTGAACCCAGTTAAAAGCATCTTTGCGCTTTTCAAACCAAGCACCTTGACCAAATGTAAGAATAGTATTTTGTGAGGGCTGTAAATTAACACCGTTGTTAGCAGTATAAGTAATCAGCGCGCCAATACCCATATCGTTGGCTTCGTTGTTAACGCCAGATATTGTGATACTGTGGTAGCCTGCTTGTAGTTTAATTAAGCCTGTTATTGCAGCAATTGTATTTTTCTCACCAGATTTAGGAATCTGTACGGCACGTATACCGTCAATTAGAATCTCACCTTGATCGTCACATGCAGCAGTTACTTCGTAGTATCCAGTATATGGAAAGTAAAACGAAGGCACAGTATATATCCAACTACCTCCGTAGCCCGTAGCTGCAGGAGTAGTGTAGTTAGTACCCCAGATACCAAAGTCTTTTAAGAATTCACTCCACTTTCCGCCATTGCTTTTTCGGACTATGCCAGATGTTCCAAACAAACTCTGAGTGCTCCACACATCAACAGCAGACGATGTTAAGTCAATACCGCTTGCATCAGCATAAACTCTGCCTGATTTTATTTTTACAGTTTTAATTGCAGAAGTATCCCAAACAGTGTCTTGTCCAGAACCTGTTGTTTCTACAGTTTCAATTACTTCATAATCAAGACCAGTTTTACCGCTGTAGGATTCAATAGGCTGTGTTACACCAACGGATTGAATTGTTCCGTTTGCTGACTGATAAACTTCGTATAGTGGCAAGTATCCAGCAGGTATTTGTGGTTTATAGCTTTTTGTACCAGCTGTGCCAACAAGTGAACTATAGCTGGTTTTAGCATACAGTGCCTGTAGCTCTGTGTTTGCATCTTGACCAACTGTTTCAGTTGCTGCTCCGTCAAAGCGCACTACGCCGCCGCTGGGTGATAAACAAAAAGTAGTATATCTATAAAGGCTGGCACCTTCGACACCACCAGGAGGGCTCATTGTAAACAGTTGATATTCTTCTGACTCACTGGCTTTAAAGCTGTATACATTTACTGCAGAACTTGAATCTTCTTCAGGCCACTCACCTGCTTGATACTGTCGCATTTGAATTTCTATGCCGCAAGTGGTAACACCAATGTTACCATTTTTAGTATTAATCTTGCGCATACCTTCCGGAAAAGATAACACAATATCAACAGCATCTGCGTTTTGTACAAGATTAACCTGCTGCCAACGCTTAGTTCCAGGATGGCTAGCAGTTATATTCGTAGCGTTGTTTGTTAGCTCTAAGTTTACTTGACGTTGTTCTACATCACGACCATATTGATTGTCAAAGCTACCCTTAAGCCCGCCAGGAGCTCCAGTTAAGTAATCTCTGGCAAACCCTTCTATGGTAATAGGCTTGGGCACAGACACTGGCTCGCCATAGTAAAAATCGTCTATGGGTTTTGTGCCAATGCACACGTCTGTAACTGAAAGAGGGCCAAAGCCCCACACAACAGCAGTGTTTAAAATATTTGTTTCTGTTAGTGACTCAACAAAAGGAGTAGCACCTAACATACCTGAAAAACGAACTTTTCCTAGTACAACAGGTATGGCGTTAAAAGGACTAGCTTGATTGGCTTGTCCGTTAAGTAAGTTCATGGCATTTGCACTGCCAGGATCATTTGTTCTGGGTGGGCGAATAGGCGCAATAACGTTTTGTAAAACTAAGCTACCTACTTGAATGGCCACAGTTGCTGCTGCAATTGCTTGTGTTCCTGTTAGAGTAACTCCAACAGAGCTACCCATGCTAGTGCCTAAAGTCTCTAATCCTGTAGGGCCTAGTGAAGCTGTGATTGCAATTGCCGCAAGTGTTATTAGCAGTCGCTTGGTTGACGTACCTTCAGCCACGCTCTTATAAGCTATTTCTTGGCCAGCTTGTACTACAGTAGTCGACCAGTTAGCTTTGGGTACAACTACCCCATCTAACATAATGACTATTTTACTAACTATTTCACTGCTTACGGTATACTTGGATTTTACAAAATCCACAAAGTCCTGGACAGTAGTACCTGCTACTGTCCAGTCACGATATACGCTTAATTTTAACGGATGTGGAACTCCGACCGCTTGCACTTGTGCTTGCGGAGCATACTTATAAAAAGCTACAAAACGGTTTTTCCACTTAATATTATTTAGTGATTCAATTACTGAGTCACTGCCCCTACGAGAGTGTAAAAACTTGTTATTGCCTACATATACACCCACATGCATAGGCTCACCAAGCATGTTAAAAAGACACAAGTCTCCCGCTTCTGGTTCAGCACTTTCTTCCCAGTTATCCCTATACAGCTCTACCACTTGTAAAATACGCGCGTCAGTTCCGCCTGAGTATTCTTCTGAATAGCTGGGTAAGTCTATGCCATATTCTTGCTTATAGAATAGGCGAGCTAATCCCCAGCAGTCAACTCCACTTTCAGTTCTGCCGTTGTCTAAATATCGTAATCCAATATATTTATCATAATTCATTAAAATAGTCCTGGAAAATAGTTAGGTGTAAAACTAAAACTAGGGAATGGCTCAGTATTGTAGTTAACCATACTTAAGTTTAAGGTAACGCTTTCAGCATTGTAACTTGCTGTTGTAATATAAAAGTTCTGCAGTGAAGCCTCTACATAGTCTAAATTACTAGAAACTACTAGTTCTATTAAAACTTTTGTTCGTGACATTAAGTGATTACGAATAATAGTAATCATCTCAGGCGTAACAAAGTTAAAAGAAATTGAGCAATCACCCATACCGCTGTCATTTTCATTAGGCAAGTTTAGGGTCATTGGCAAGAACACATACTCATTAGAGCGACTTACTACCCCGTAAATTACTTCATCGTCTGTTGTAGAAGATAATCTTTGGGTATAGTTATCGCTTAATCTAATAGGAGTTGTTGGTGCGGTAGGACTAGTATTACCGTTTGGATCATAAATTGTCAGCAACATTATAAGCTGTTCGTCTGTTTCAGACGAAAACATAGCACGAATTGCTTGTGGTGATAGTCTACTTAGTCTACTCATTATGGTAATATTTCAAACTTTAAGGAGGTATTCCAGAAACCTGGCGCTAAGTACTGCAGTTTAAAAAACTCGCCATCAGAACTAGGAACTATACGTACTTCTACGTTTGTAAAAGTACGTGGGTGTGGAAAAGTAAATCGCTTTACGCCCAGTAAAGTATCTTCTATAAAAGTTTCTAATGTTGCACACTGTGCAGTTGTCATAATAAAGGATAAATCCATTGTATTAACGCGAGTACCTTTACGACGCATTTTTGCAGGACCAGCGTCCGGGTTTGAACGTATAATGTTCAAACCCAAAGACTCTGAAAATCCTTTTTGCGGTACTTGTGGTAGTGCTTGACTAGCCCATGAGGGAATTGGCATACTTATCTCCTTGCTAATGCAGGCCTGTTATTAAAACTACCTGCTAGCGACTGTTGAACTGAACTTCCTGGACGGGCTACTTCACTTGCAACCATATCGCCAATAATAACTTCGATCTTACGATTTCCGCGTGAATCAGTGGTTTCTTTAGTAGTTGCTTGCTGATTGCCATAGTTGTTAACAACTACATCAACACTACCGCCACCACCACCTGCACGAACTCCCAAGTTACCATTACTATCGCGCTTTAGGGGCATAATAGCTTCTGGTCCTGCTTCGCCCATTAGTCCAGTGCCTTTAGCAAATTTAAACAAAGTTGGAGAAGATACTATAGAATTAGTAAACATTCCACCTTTGCCAAATTTTTGCAAGCCAGCGTCATAAACCCCACCTTTAGCTTGGACTGACCATCCTGGGCCGCCCATCATTCCATCAGGACTTGCTCCCATTCCACTAGGTGTAGCAAAAATACCGCCTATTAAATTCATTAACCAAGGTCTAGCCGCCTGATACATTGCTAATGACTGTTGTTGCATTTCATACCGAATTAAGCCTTCAATCATTGAATCAATTAAACCCTTGAAGTTTAGTTTACCAGTTTTTGTAAATTCAATTAAGGCATCTCCCATTTGATCAAAACTTTGTTTAAACACTTCACCATAAGCTAGTTGACGATCTGTTAGAGATTGAGTTAAGTCAAGGGCTTTTCTACGACCATCATTAGTTATATCTAACGCACCTTTCTGGGAAGCAAAATTAGCTTCTTCAGCTTTTCTTTGATCTTCTAGAGCTTGTTTTCTTTGTTGATATAGTGGATCGTCTTTACTAAGCTTAGCTAATCTTGAGTCAATTTCCGCTAAAACGTCTGCTCTTGATTTAGATAAAGTTAGTTCAGATTGAGCTATTTCTACAGATAATCTACCTGATTCAAGTGATTTTCTTTGAGCTTCAGCTACTTCACCATATATCATGCCTAAAGATAGTTGTACGCTATAAAGTTCTTGATTAGCACCAAGTTGAGCAGAATTCATCTTTAAAGCATTATCGTCCGCCTGAGATTTAGTATCTCGGGCTAATTTTTCTTTTGATACGCGAAGATCAATCAACTTAATTCGGTCAGTTTCATCTTTAGCGGTCTTTTCAATAGTTTGACGCTCTGCAAGTAACCCCTTAAGTCTAAGTTGATGCATAAACTCTTCGGCGTTTTGTGATATCATTGCATTGGTTATTGCATTTTCAATAATAAGACGTTCAGCTTCTTGTTTATTAAGTAGTGCGCGGTTTTCTAGTTCTTTGATAAGTCCTAAACCAGTTTCTGTAGCAGCACCTGTAATACTTTGTTGATTATTTAAGCTTGTTAGTTGCAGCTGATTAATAGCTTCTTGAGCAGCTTCTATCTGCTTCATATACTCTAATCTACCACCGCGTACACCGCGTTCAGTTTCAACATCTGTTGCAGCACTTTTACCTTTAAGCTCGGTCCTTGTTGCTTGTTGCGCTTGTATTGAAGCATTGTAGTTGGAGATTCTTAGTTTTAGTCTTGCGTCGGCATCTCTGTCACCTGTAGAACTAAAGGCCACAGTACCATTTTTTGCTTGTTCTAGTAGTTCTCTGAATTTTGTAGCGGCTGTTTTATCAGCAGTTAAAGCGGTCCTATCCGCGTCAGGCCCAGCATTAGCTAATGCTGCAATAGCATTAGATTCTTCAATAGTTGCACGTAGTTCGGTATTAGCTTTAATTAGATCAATATTAGTATTAACAGCTTTCATTTGAATACTAATTTCGCGCTGTTTTATTCTTCCTTGTTCTGCTGCAGCTGCTGCACCAGTTAGACCTCCAGCTTTTGCTTGATCAATAACAAGTGCTGCTTTTTCAGCTGCTTGCCCAAGTGCTACATTAATAAGTTCTTTGCTTTTTTCGTAAGCTTTCTCTGCTCCTTTATTAAACAAATCTGCGGATTGTCTAAATATATCGCCGCTTAGTGCAGCTTGTTGACGGCCTGCTAAATTACGAGACTCTTTATTTGTTTCTTGTCGGCCTTCTAGGGCCTTTATTGTTTCTTTATCGTCACGAGTTAAAGGAAAATACTTTGCAGTGTTCTGCCAACCTTGTAGTTCTTTCTTTATTTTTATATCTTCACGATCTAATTGATTAACAGAATTCTTATATGTATTATACGCCTCAAAACTAAGTCTAAACTGTTCTCGCATATTTACGAACTGATTTACAAACTCTTTTCCAAATAGCTGAAACTTTTCAGGATTTTTAGTTAAGTCATCAAATGCAGCATTAATCTCATTAATACCACCACTTGTAACTTTTAACATTGCGGTGCTTACGTCGTTAAGTGATTGACCTAATTTAAATAAAGGGTTGTTATTTGCAGTAGACTGAATAAACTCTTGATATGCCTTATTACTGTTTTCTGTAGCAGATTTAAAAATTTGTAAATTGGAACTACTATTTCCAATTATAGAACTTAGTTTTTTCTGGGCATCGTTATATTTCTTGATAACGGGTTCGCCTTTTTCAAATGCTTTTGTTACACTTGTAATATCGAGGCTTTCTATACCTAAAGCTTGTTTAAGAATAACTTCAGCTTCGTCTTTTTTGCCCATTTCAGCAAATACTTGTAAGGAGTCTTGTAGTGT